TGCGCCTGTGGGTTTGTTCGGGGGTGGATGGATTGGATCGACCCAATACAACGTCATAGACAGAATAAACATTGCATCAGCCGCCAATGCGACAGACTTCGGGGATTTGAATTTGTCTGGCAGGGGTGTTTGCGGCGTTTCTTCCTCAACACGAGGCGTTTTCGCAGGATTTTATACCACTGCAAGCCAAAACAATATTGACTACGTAACATTCGCTTCGGCAGGCAATGCAACCGATTTTGGCGATTTGACTTCTGCACGTACATATACAGCAGGGTGTTCAAATGCCGTCCGAGGGTGTTTTATGGCGGGTTTCACTACCGGCGGCGTTAATATTATTGACTACATAACGATTGCCTCCGCTGGCAACGCAACCGATTTTGGTGACACGGTGAGACCAACTGGCGGCGCAAATGTCGGTCAAAGTTATGGTGGTGCTGGTTGCGGTTCCTCTACAAGAGGGATTTTGTTCACAGGTTTTGATGCGGGCAACGCAATTCAATATATCACCATAGCGTCTACAGGGAACGCCATTTCATTTGGCGACATCGCAAACAGCCTTGGCAGCAACCAATTTTATAAAGGAGCTGCTGCGTCTGATACCCGTGCGCTTGCTGCCGGTGGGTACAATAACATCAATAACATTGACTACATCACAATAGCCACTACAGGCAACTCAACAGATTTTGGCGATTTGACTATTGCGGTGCAACAGCTTGCAGGTTGCGCGTCATCCACGAGAGGCGTGTTTGGCGGTGGCGCTGGTTCTGTTTATGAAAACACCGTCAGCTACGTAACAATTGCTTCTGTTGGCAATGCGACAGACTTTGGTGATTTGACCGTTGCCCGATCATTTTTGGGCGCTTGTTCTTCAGGAGCTGCCGCAGTCCAACCCACGCCGACAAGTGCTGCGATGGCGTTGTTTATTGGCGGCGAAGCAAGTCAAAAATATGCAAACATAGACTTTGTAAATATCGCTACCACAGGCAATGCGGTGCAATTTGGCGATATGGCTACACAAACATTAAAAGGATCGGCCTGCGGCTCAAGCACTAGAGCCATATTGGTATATGGAGACCCGGCTTCTGCTACGTACAACAATGTGATCGCTTACATCGCATACACGAGCAATGCAGCAACACTCGATTTTGGGGATTTAACAACCACGGGGGCGAAAGGTTCGGCTGCTTGCTCTAGTTCAACGCGCGGGGTTATTGGCGGAGGTTCGCCTTCTGGTTTTAATACCAATGTTATTCAATATGTAACTATTGCATCAATCGGCAATGCAACAGATTTCGGTGATCTTCTCCAAGCGATCATTGATTTTGCATCATGTTCTTCGCCAACACGAGGGATTTTTGCGGGCGGGTTTGTCGCGGCAGCGATAAATGTTATTCAGTACGTGACCATCGCCTCGACTGGGAATGCTACTGATTTTGGTGACCTTGATGGATCCAAAAACAATATAGCTGGATGCTCATCGAGCACCAGAGGCATTTTTGGTGGCACCGACAGTTCTAGTTACAACACGATTAATTACATAACCATCGCTTCTACGGGCAATTCTACAGACTTTGGAGATTTGACTGTTGGCAGAAACCGTTTGGCGGCTGCATCATCAGAAACACGCGGACTTTTTGCGGGCGGAAGAAATGCTGCTGGATCAACTTATTACAATGTTATTGATTACGTCACAATTGCTTCTACTGGTAACGCTACAGATTTTGGCGATCTGCTTAACTCGGTTATGGACAATTTCGGTACATCGAATGCCAATGGTGGGTTGCAATAAAACAAGTGTTTTATAAAGGAGAGAGAATGTCAAACGATCTAATCATCAGCAATATGCAAACGGCTTTGGAAGTCAAAAAGCCAGAATACAACTTGATGTTGAAGAACATCCAAGACCGTTTGCCTGCGGTTGCCAAGGACACCAGCAACTTCCACAAGTCCCATTCCCAGTTCATGCAGGTGACTTTAGATGTGACGGCAATCACCCCGATTCGCTCCATCAAGCATACCTTGGCTGAGATTGATCGCACTAAATCAGCTCTGCAAGAAGCCTACGTCAATATGCGTAAGAAGCAGGTCGAACTGAAAAAGAAGCAACGAGAACTTGAATCCTGCACTGATGAGCTTGACCGCGAACTGCTAGAGATCGAAATCCTTGAACTCAACAGCCATCTCGAAGGTACGCAAAACCATGTGAATGGCGCACTGCGTAAGATGAACTTCATGGTCAACCAGCACAAGCAACTGCTGGAAAAGGTAGGCAAGAACGAGATCACCGAAGAAGATTACGAGCGCGAAGAGTCTCGCTACCACATCATGACCTGTATGAAGCAGGCATTGAACGCAGCCCGCAGCCGCAACGGTATGATTGATGAAGGCAACCTGATCTACCTGTTCGACTTAGGCATCAATGCGGCACAAGCTCAGGCTGAGGTCTTCGCTTACCTAAACATGGAAAATCAACTGATCTCTAACGGTCAGGCACCGACCCATGAGATGACGATGCGCTGGTTGGAGGCTTGTGCAGACAAGTGGGAGAAAGACCCTGAGACCTTCGCCCAGCGTCGCGGCTTCTCGGTATTTGACCGTTCGTCTTTGACGAATACGCCGCTCTTAGAGCAGGCACCTGACCCTGACAAGAAGGTGGCGTGATGCACTTGGTTATAGGTACTCCTGCTTACGGCGGCATGATGTGCACAGAATACGTGCAGTCGTTGCTTGCTTTGAAGGAAGCCTGTCTCCAGTACAACATCAAGCTGACCTGCATATTCCTTGGTAACGAGTCTTTGATTCAGCGCGGCAGGAACACGATTGCTTGGCACTTCTTGAATACGGATGCTACGCATTTGATGTTCATTGATGCTGATCAGAAGTTCGTGCCGAACGACATTGCTCGGATGATCAAAGCGGATAAGGGGATCATCGCTGGCGCGGTTCCGATGAAAGGTATCAATTGGGATGCGGTCAGAAAAGGGGCGCAGGCAGGCTACCAAGACTTGTACAAGTTGACAGGCGTGTTCAATGTAAACAAGTTGCCCGGTCAAGAGATGACTGACCCCAACCAGCCGTTCCAAGTCAAACATGCGGGTACTGGGTTCATGCTGATTCGCCGCGATGTGTTTGAGAAGTTGCGTCCGCATGTGGGTTACTACATGAACGGCGGCTCAACGATCCCTGTACATGCTGAGGTTTACGACTTCTTCAAGGTACAGAACGTCGATCATGAGTTGCTGTCAGAAGACTACAACTTTTGTCATATGTACCGGCAGCACGGCGGTACGGTTTGGGTTGCTCCGTGGTGCGAACTGGGTCACTTCGGGGCGTATTGTTTTAGTGGGCAATATGCACAACAAGGAGCTTTTCATGGCACACCAATGCATCAAGTACCGTCTTAACGCTGACGGCACCGTACCTTCCTTTCTCTGCCTGCACCCAGAGGGTGTCGGTGGAGTTTTTGTTGTTGGCGACCCATCTACGCCTTCTCCGCGAGACATGGTGATGATTGGCATCTCTGAAGACGCAGACACAGGCGATGCGGAAGTCATTCCTACGCAAGCTGACCTTCAGGCTTATCTGGCGCAAGTGGGCGCAAATTGGACACAGCCTGACCCTGCCAATCCTAATGATCTAGAGGCCACGGTGCCGTTTGACCCGGCTGCGGCTGCGGCTTGGGTTTGGGGCAAGCTGACTGCGTTGAATGCTTGATGGAGGCATAAATTGACCCGCTAACCCTTCTTGCTGCTGCCAATGCTGCTGTTGCGGCGGTTAAGAAGGGCTGTGAGCTTTACAAAGAGATTAAAGGCGCGGCGGGTGAAGTTAAAGAAGTACTGGATGATCTGAAGGAGCAGTACAACAAGATCGTCGATCCGACGCCGGTGCAGAAACAGCAATACCACGCAGAAGTTCAGCGTGTGCAAGAAATAGCCAAAGCTGATCCGAACGACGTCTACACCAATATTGGTGATCAGTTGGGCGTGTTGATGGACAGCTATGACGCGCTAAGCAAGGCGCTGTTGGCAGAGCAGGTAGCAGGAAGCAAAGTCTATAAAGGCGAGGAAAGTATTGGTAGACGGGCGCTGCGGCGCATCATCATAACGACCAGATTAGACGCAATGCTGACTGAGATACGGGAGACTATGGTGTACCGAGCGCCGCCGGAGTTGGGGGCGCTCTGGAGCAAGTTCGAAGAGATGTGGCAGACCATCGTCAGAGAGCAAGAAGCAGCCCATGCTGAGGAACTTAAGCTAATACAAATCGCAAGATGGCGACGAAGAAAAAGGATAGCGGAAATCAAGTCAAAAGTGGCATGGGTTTCAGCAGTAGTTTTCGTAGTTCTTTGGGCGGTGGGTCTAATGTGGCTGACGACAAGAAGCGCGATGATGAAAATGTCCCTTGGTCACTAATCGTCGTGGTGATGGCGGTGTTGTTGATGTTTTTCATCATCATGCCCGTCTTGGCGTTTATGTATTACGACATGTATTTTGCAACACAAGCAGCAGTGCAGGAAGTCCGCAAAATGAAAGACTTGCGGCGCGAGATTCTTGAAGAACGACTATATGGAAGGTGAACTATGCTGACTCTTATTTCTTCTATTGCCGGTTATATCGTCGCGCTGTTTCCGCGTATATTCGATGTGCTGCAAGACCGTGCGGACAAGAAACACGAACTCGACATCCTGCACATGCAAATGCAGCAGCAACTGCGGTTGACCGACAAAGGCTATTCCCCGGCTGACAAGACGGAAGAAGTCCGCGAAAATGATGAACAAGACCATCAACAGTATATGGCCCAAATGGGCATGATCTATAACAACCAAGAGAAGTTGCTTGAATCTTCTTCTCAGTGGGTCAAAGACATGACTGCGGCTACCCGCCCATTTGTCACATTCATCTTCGTGCTTGAGTTGGTCTTGATCAACTTGCTGACGATGCTTTGGATCTTTATGCACGGCGACAAAATCACGTCGATTGGCGAGTTGATTCAAATCATGGAGATCGTGTTCGACGCCGACGAGATGGCGCTCTTGGGCACGATCATCGCGATGTGGTTCGGTTCGCGCGGCAACTCGAAAGCTGGCAAGTGATCTATCTGGTCTACGCTAGGATGATTGTCACCGTAAGTTTGTGTGCTTATTTTATAATTAATTTGCCATGAAACTGCCGCTCGCCACAATTGCAATGATCAAGCACCACGAAGGTGTTCGATACAAACCCTACAAATGCCCGGCCAAACTTTGGACCATCGGGGTGGGACACGTTCTCTACCCTGAGCAGGGCAAGATGCCGATCGATCAACGCGACAAATTCGCACTGAAGATAGAGGATTTCCGTGCATTCAGCAAAGACGAAGTGGATTCAATCCTTGAGAAAGACTTACAGCGTTTTGTCGCTGGTGTTCTTCGTTACTGCCCTGACCATCTTAACGAAAATCGCTTGGGCGCGCTGGTCAGCTTTGCATTCAATGTTGGGTTAGGCACGCTCCAACGGTCAACCCTGCGGCAGAAGCATAACCGAGGCGACTTTGAGGGGGTCAAGCAGGAGTTCCTGAAGTTCACCAAAGCTGGCGGCAAAGTCTTGCCGGGTCTGGTAAAGCGCCGGAACGATGAGATTTCCCTGTACTTCTCGGAGCCAAAGTGAACCCATATCTAGTTTTGGTAGGTGTAGCCGCTGTCAGCATCTTTGGTGGGCTTTCCTATTACAAGGGCTATGAGGGCGGTCAGGAGGCCGTACAGCAGGCTTGGGACAAAGAAAAAGCTCAACAATACGCCCAATACGCCAAAGGTCAAGAGGAATCCCGCAAACGCGAGCAAGAGCTCCAATCGACCGCCAACAAGCTCAGACAGGAGAAAGACCGTGAAATCCGTGAAATTGCTGCTAGGAATACCGCTCTTGCTAACAGCCTGCGCGACCGCCAAAGTCGCCCCGCCGCCAATGCAAGTGCCGTGCCCAGTGCCGCCAGCGTTGGACCAAGTGCCTGTACCGGAAAAGAGCTTTACCGAGAGGATGGCGAATTTCTTGTCCGGCTCGCTGGAGAAGCCGACGAAGTCAGAGCAGCCCTCAAGCAATGTTACGCCCAATACCAAGCAATAAAATGAAGCACGCCGCATTAATATGAATTGCCTAAAAGTGCTTTCCCGAGACATAATCTTGAAAAGGTGCATGCTGAACCAGCGGCAAACCCGATGGAGCGAGTATGAGCTATAGCATGACCTATGACAGCTTGCTGCAGGATGTCCGGCGCTATTTGGAGCGCGGCTTCACTGCGGAAAGTGACGCCATCGTCTACGAGCAGCTGCCGCGTCTTATCACGCTCGGCGAGCGTCGTATCGCGCGCGAACTTAAAATTGAAGGTTTCATCCGTGCAGTGCAAACGCCGCTGCAAGTCGGGGTAGCCGTTTATCTCAAGCCAGACCGCTGGCGCGACACCGTGAGCATGACGGTCGACAACGCGCCATTGTTCGCGCGCTCTTACGAATACATCCGCAATTACTGGCCTAATGAGGCGCAAACCGACACGCCAGAGTTTTATGCAGACTATGATTATCAACATTGGATAATCGCCCCGACGCCTGACGCCGCGCAAACGTGGGAAATCTTGTATTACGAGCAACCTGCATTCTTGGGCGAAGATTTCCAAACCAACTGGCTCACGGAATACGCGCCTGACTTGTTGCTTTATGCGACGTTGCTCGAAGCCGCGCCATTCTTGAAAAAAGACGAACGAATTCAAACGTGGCAAGCTATGTATGATCGTGCGGCGCAAGCTCTGAGCGGCGAAGATTTGAAGCGCATCATGGATCGCACCGCGAACAGGAGTGAAGCGTAATGACCATTTATACCGACGTATTCGGCGGCGCGAATATTTATCCTAGCGAGATAAGTTATAGCTCGCTCACGCTGACCACGAGCGTTTATCTTTCTTGGCCGGAAGAAACTTCCACCAATGAAAATCTCGCCACCCGCATCATCGATGTGACAGCCGCTGCAGGGCTGAGCATCTATTTGCCAGAAGCCAACAAGACAGGCACAGGCAACACGATCCTTTTCAACAATCGCGGCGCGAACACCGTCACGGTTCGCAACGCAACCGGCACACAAGTCGTCACCATCGCCGCTGGAGAGTTGTGGCAGGTTTATCTCGCCAACAACACGACCGCCGCAGGCACTTGGCGGTCATTGCAGTATGGCGCGGCAACCAGCCAAGTCAATGCGAGCTCGCTCGCTGGCACAGGCATCGTCGCTGTCGGCACGCTGTTGAGCCAGTCTGTCCCTGTCACCGCATTCAATGCAAACTACACCGCAGGCGTCAACGACCGCGCCAAGATGTACAACTGGACTGGTGCAGGCGGCACATTGACGTTGCCAGACGCCGCGACTGTTGGCGACAACTGGTTCATGTATTTGCGCAACAGCGGCTCTGGTGCTGTTTCTGCTGACCCGCCGGGGTTGATCACGATCAACGGCTCTGTTTCTTTGAGTTTCCAGCCGGGCGACAGCGCGATCATCGCGTCTGATGGAACCAATTTTTACACCATTGGTTTCGGTCAATCTGCCGTCTTCGCGTTCGATTACACTGTCATCAATGTGCCCGGCACAGGCACTTATACGCTCACCGGGTCGGAACTCAACAGGATTGCTTACCGTTTCACGGGTGCATTGACCGGCAACCGTGTGATTGTTGTTCCTGCGACGGTGCAACAGTATTGGGTTGACAACCAAACAACCGGCGCATACACACTTACAATCAATCCTTCCGGCGGCGGTACAGGGTTCAATGTCGGCCAAGGCCAACGCGTCATCCTTTATTGCGATGGCACAAATGTTTTGAATGCAACGACGCAAGGCATTTCTGTTCCACTCACGATCGCAGAAGGCGGCACAAACGCGACCACAGCCAGCGGCGCAAGGATCAATTTGGGTGGAACATCCACAGGCATCGCGCTGTTCACGGCAGTTGACCAAGCCGCTGCATGGGCGGCGTTGGGCGTCGCGCCTGCGGGTGTTGTTGATGGCGGGACATTCTGATGCCTGAAACAACCATCGTCTTAAGGTCCAACCCTGGAATAAAACGGGATGGGACAAAGTATGAAGGCGATTTCTACGTCGACGGACAATGGGTGCGTTGGCAACGCGGACTGCCGCGCAAGATGGGCGGCTATCGCTCAACTCAAAAATTCTTGACACAAATCAGTCGTGGGTTGTCTAACTTCACGCAGCAAGGGTTCGTTTATTGTCATTCCGGCAGCGCGAATTATCTTGAGCGATTCACGATCGACAACACCCTCAACAGTTCTGTAATCAGCAATAGAACGCCGGTGACCGCTGCCGCCACAGCGACGGTGATTTTGACTGGGGGCGCGAGCGGCTCTGTTGATTCAATCACGGTTGACGGCGTGAATGTCATGTCTGGTTCGGTCGCGTTCACGACCAACTTGTCAACCACAGCGACCGCCGTGGCCAGCAACATCAATGCTCACACCTCTTCGCCTGAATATACCGCTGCGGCTGTCGGCACAACCATAACGATCAGCGCCGCGAGCGCGGCAGGCTCCGACCCCAACGGTTACGTCGTCGCTGTCACCTCCACAACAATCACGACCACAAAAACTGATATGGCTGGTGGGTCGTTTCCGTTGGCTGGGTCGGCTGAAAACTTGTGGATGTTCGATTATCAATACGATTCGTCCAGCAGTCAGAATTACATTCTGGCTCATGTTGCGCCAAATTCGGAATGCATTTGCAACGACACAGGCGGTCAAATATTCTTCGGCGACGTTCTTGGCACCGCGCCGCTGGTGAGCGTTTCCTTGCCGCCTGACGCCAACGTCACTGGCGGCATCGTTTCCTTGCATCCTTATTTGTTTTATTACGGCACTGACGGGATAATCGGTTGGTCTA